TTGGTAAAATTAAATCACTAAAAAAATGAATATAGACAGAATGACTTTTCTATGAAGAAACATGAGTCGTGTCGAACAGATGAAACAAGTGCAACAAGAAGCGCTGGACTTGTTTGCCAGAAAAAACGCCGATTACGGCGACGCCTTTGCCAAATATGGTGTCATCGGTGTTCTCATGCGTATCGAAGACAAAATGCAACGTGCCATGTCCATCACCAAAAACGGTGTCAACCTCGTCCAAGACGAAGGCATTCGAGACACCCTATTGGACCTTCATAACTACGCCGCCATGGCACTCATGCTACTCGATGAAACCAAGTAAAAACCCCGTCTTGGAAAAGGCCCTACAGGGTGTTGTGTTGTTATTTTTTTTTTAAATAATTACATTTTCCCCTGTTGGGTTTTCAAACTGTTTTGGAAAAGACCTTACAGGGTGTTGTGTTATTGTTTTTTTCAAAAATACGTTTCAATTGAAAAATAACGTATTTTTGCATATTCGTGTGTTAGGATTGCATGGTGGGGTCCATGCCTGTAAGTAGGTCCCATTTCCGCAGCGAGTCTTGTATATTTTCGCGCCGCTCGATTTTTCGCATGGACATTGGTTTTGCCATTTCTTCGTTTGTCACTGCATTTTCCTGTAGGGCCTGGTAAATCCGGTGTACATTGTCGGTGGTGACTTGGCATATTTGTTTGCCTTGGGGTGTGAGTAGTTCATGTTTCCAGCATACGTTGTTGTCTGTCAGCAACAAGACGGCATAATAAAGTAGTGATTTGCGCTTTTTACAGGTGGGCATGCCATGGTATCGTGTACGAAAGAGGATAAAGAGTGAGTCCATGATGCGAGAGGCTGCGATGCCATCATCGACCCGTTTGGCCACTACCTGTAGGGTTTCCCAGATGAGCCATACGGGGTCTTTGTGCCATTTTTTGTCGATGTCGTCATATTCGATACGCGGCATACAAAAAAGCGGTTCGCCTCGTTTTTTGCATTGGTCCATGTATCCCATCATCCACTCGACCCAATAACAGGCCGACACCGCATTTCTTGTCCGTGTCAAATGAAACATCATTTCATTGAGTGCAATGACCAACTCTTTGGGGTCATCTGGACGCATGATATTCACCGCATAATCTGGCCGGTCGGCTTTCAATTTATTCGTGACATCGAGTAATCCGTCGACATCGAGTTTCCATTCTTCGGTGCCGGACCGTTTTTCTGCGAGGGCGATGACGCACACCATTTCAGCAAACAGTTTGCGTACAGTGATACAATTGCGGAGTTCCAACAGGGATTCATGCAGGGCGGGGGAGCCTTGTACAATGGTGCGAAAGAGGACGAGTCGGCGTTCCATATAGACAACGACAAGGGGTTGTCGCACGGACAAATACTTGCCGACAAACCAAAACAAAAGGTCCCACATGTCGACAAACTGTCCAGCACATACCATTTCGGCACACCAATGACAGGCATTCTCGACCTTGCCTTGCATCATCGCGTCAGTCCATTCGGCGCGGACGTCTGTCTTTTTGTAACCGGAAAAGGTAGCCGAACGGAAACTGTCCAATGAGCGAATATCATTCATCGGATGCTGCGACAAAGCAAACAAATCCGCCATATGCTTTGGGTTAGAATTAGACTTTGTTTTCTCTCACATAAACATTCGCCGCCGTGGACGTGGGGCCACAATCACAGAAGGTGTACGCTTCTCCAATACATACGTACCATCCTCCCTTGTAATCAACGTAAACCCCCCGCGCCTCACAAACGTATCTTGCACCTCTTCGTCCGGCTTATCGCGGAAACATATCATATCCGGTAATTGTGATGGCGGAGATGCCTTCCATAACCCTGCCAATACCTTGGTATCCATCCCCCCTGTAAGGATATCTACACACGGAGTCGGAACCGTATGACCTTGGTTCCAATCCCTCTCATACACTACATACTCTGAAATTACCTGAAATTCCTCTGTGGTTGCATTGTAGCGAATATCAGTCGTCATTTCATTCTTTTATCGAGGTATTTTTATCCTTTTGTGTTTCTAAAATTGATTTCTTGTGTTTCTAAAACCATTGTTTCAACTCAATAATGAAAACCCGTATGCAAACGTCTTTGGAAACCCTACAGAAGGATATTGTTATTTGTCCAAAGGATATTGTTATTTGTCCAAAGGATATTGTTATTTATCCAAAGGATATTGTTATTTATCCAGAAGACAAATTGCCGAGTGAAAAGAAGCAATGGAAGGAGCGTGTGAATTATGCGAGAAAGATGTTGGCGATGTCTCATTCTCCTTCTTTGCGTAGTTGGACGGGTCTGCAGAAGCAGTTGGAAGAGGCCTTACAGGAGGAATGGTTGGTACGATGTCGGTACAGAGAATGCCAGCGTACTGGTATGAGAAACGGTGAGTTGACCAGGGTGGGCAACCAATGGCGACAAGCCTGTATCAAGACCAACCAGGTGATTGAAACAGACCAAGAACGACGCGACCGGCTTCTTTATGAAGCCAAGCGAAAAACGTTTTGGGAAGAGGCAATAATTTGCAACGATTCTTTGTAACGAAGACGTTGAATAAACAAGAAAAAGAAAATGCGTTCAATGTGGTAAATCGTCCTGTAATTGTTGTTGTACCATTTGAGAAACACGACTATTTCCGCCAATATGGGGCCCAAGGAATCGTCAGGCAACCATTTTTTTCGCACCGCATTCACCAACACATAAGTCAAACTTTCTAAAATGTCCAAATGATAAATCGTCATGTTGTACAACAAATCGCGGAAATGCAGGAATTGAAACCGTTCCGGCGACACATGCTCCAACTCGTCCAACAAGGCATTGCAAATCTTATTAAAGACATCCGACGGCAATTCTTCTTTGACTGGGTCGACATGGTCCAACACACGCAATTCTTTCAAATTCATAATGCCTTCCGGCTCAATTTCGCGCAACCACGCTCGTGCATTTATTGACCTACCGATTCGTAACCGTTCCGGGGAGGGTCGACCCATGTTGCATACATGGCATTCGCGTAAAATGTCGGCCGGTATAAAACTGAGATGTTCCGTTACCAACACATAACGAATACAAAGCGACCCTTTGTTGAACAAATTCGCACGAAATTTAAATTGACGCATATACGAATAAAAAATATCCAACAACTCATTTTGTATCGCATGGAAATTCTTGCACAAAATAATGGCCGTCTTGTCCGCACGCACCGACACAATGTCCACAATCTGATTAAACACCGTCTCCCACAACGTTTTCGAATTGCATCCCATCATCGCCATATCCACCTCGTAATGAATGTCACTAATTCGATATGTATACGACGCCTTGTCCGTTGTGGCCGTCATCTTGCGGTCATATTTTAGTTTTGACGGACTAAATGGACGAATCCAACAGAGCGCCTGACTATACTTGCCACACCCTGTAGGGCCATAAAAAATCTGATTCGTCATATCCACTACTTGGTTCGTCATTGGGACAGGCAAGTCGGGGTGATAATTGTTTTGGTCCACCGCTTTGCAATACTCTTCGAAATGCGTTTCATAATACTTCATTCGTCGTTGCATTCTTGATGACTTTTTGTTTATTTCCCTTTGGACGCACGTCTACGATTCGATGGCCTAATGAACGCATATATAAAAATTAAATCACTTCGCCAGTGGGTGTTGGAAATTGTGGAATTTCTTGTGCCCGTCTCTTTTCATGTTCTGCCAACAATTCTTCCATATTTTTAATTGGCTCGTCCTTGGTTGTATCTGTCTTTAATTCTGTATCCTTGTCGACACGCTCACGCATTTCTTGTTGCTTCCTTTGTTGCTTCCCTTTCTCCTCCTCTTGCTCCTTGTGAAAGGCCTTGGCCGCACGCAAATCCTTCATCATGTTACGCACTACCTTTTCATTCCATTCCATCAATCCAATGAGTCCTTCTTGTTTTTCGTAGCTTTGTTGCATATGCGATTGGAACCATTCTTCTTTATAATCTATGTATGCCAAATAAGGACAGGTCTGAATCACTTCCCACAGGAGGGTTTGGTTGTCGGGATGAAGAAACGAAGACTGCATCTGTTACTTTGGTGCACGGAATTGTATACCTCGGTTATAACGAGTCTTTGAAAACGCCTTACAGGGAGAATGTGTAAGGTGTTTTATAAAAATTGTATTGATAGAAAACAACATGACAAGAATTCCTTACAGGGTGGTTATGGGTTTTCTTGTATTTTCTTTTTCTCTCCAACGCTCAATTCATCGTAAAAAGCCCAACGAATATACGTTTGCATGATTTTCTTGGCGAACCACAGAAACCACTCGGCCCAGTAATTTTCATTGGGATTGTCTTGAAACAAATTGTACAATGCATCCCAGACCGTTCCTGGACCTTCTGTTGTACCATTTTTACTAGAATTCATCAAATAAACCGCACCCTCCTTTTTTAACTTTTCCACATTTTCTCGAATCGTACTCAAATACTCTTGGTAGAAATTGTCAACAGGAGGCTGTTGTACTTGACCTTGCTCTTGCTCTTGCTGTTGTTGTTGACCTTGCTCTTGCTGTTTACCTTGTTGTTGTTGCTCTTTACCTTGTTGTTGTTGTACTTGACCTTCCTGTTGTTCTTCCTGTTGTTGTACTTGACCTTGTTGCTGTTTACCTTGTTGTTGTTGTATAGAACCTCCTAACATGATACCATTTGCAAGTGAGAGGGCAATTGCAATATGCTCTTGCTCTTGCTCTTGCTCTTGCTCTTGCTCTTGCTCTTGCTCTTGCTTTTGCTCTTGCTCTTGCTCTTGTTTTTGCTGTTGCTGTTTTTGTACCACGGACTGTTTTGGTTCTTCCGCAGACTGATTTGATTGTGCCGCAGAGGAATTATCTGTTGGAAGCTGATTTGATTGTTTTGCAGACGAATTATCTGTTGGAAGCTGATTTGCAGACGAATTTGTTTGAGACTGATTTGATTGTACCGCAGAGGAATTATCTGTTGGAGATTGTTTTGGTTCTTCTGCAGAGGTATTATCTGTCGGGGGTGTCACTTTTTGTTTATTTGTAGGTTTTTTTGAAGGCATAAATCTTTGATTGTTGAATTTATCGAGAATGGCGATGGTTTCTTTCAAGAGTGCTTCGACGTCTGTAATTGGCGACAAAGGTTTTCGAATGGATACATGAGGAAGTGCTATTTGTTGTGTCTCTAAGAATTCGTCGACACGAAGTGGGTACAACATGGATTCAATACGCATATCGATATCGTCTTTGTTTTTGATTTCCAAAGTTTCAGTCGTCATGGGCATGGGGACTACATAATGAGGCATACCGCTGAAACTTGTGCCATCGACTACTTTGAAATGGTCAAAAAAGCTTTCTACATTTTGAACGACCGATTCGTCCAGGTTGATTTCCAAGGTTTCGCGGAGGCGTTTTTTGGTTTTCTCAATGTCATCTTCCAAATCATTCAGAGGGGAAATGGTAGGAAGGGTTTGTACGAGGACGGCCATGTTTTGATAAAAGTGGCGTTTGAGTCGGACATCTTGACGATAACGTTTGTCGCGGAGGGCTTCGGCCCCTACTAAAAGCATAGAGAGTAGTCCGAGGGTGATTTCGATAGATGCGACGACAGGGGTGGCGAGCTTGGTGCCGGCGCGTCGTAATTGGTAGAGGTACGGTGCGTATTGCAAGAGTGTTTTTAGAGAAAATTCGTACCATTGTCTAACAAGGGGGTTTTTTTCGTTTTGAATGGAACGTTGCCATGATTCGCGCATTTTTTGCAAGGACCTTGTTTCGTCTTCGTTGAGCGATTTCCAACTTTGTTCGATTTGTTTGGAATCCTTGTCGCCAAACAATCGTTTCATAAGAACATCTTGTTCTTCCACACTTTTCAGCTTGTATTTTTCTTTGTCTTTTTCCGACATTTCATCGATGGATTGAACATTTAATTTCTTGTCCAACTGTTCGGTACTGATTTCTTTGTCTGAAAGAGGTTGCATTTCTTTTGCCTGGATAGAAGGCACCAATGTGATTTCTTGTAGCAATCGTTGAAATGTCTCTGTATTCTTGGTAAATTGGAGAAATTTGTCCATATCTTGGGGAGCCAATTGTGTGGCTACAAAAAAAGGAGAAACTTTCCCCATCGACGCTTGCAAATATTCATCAAAATCCCGCGTTTGCAACAATGAAACGAAATGGAGGGGGATAGGCAAATTTTTTGTATCCATCAATTGTTTTGTTTACTTATGGCAGACAAAACAATGTACCAGCCTATGCCGAACACATCAAACATTCGTAATCGTTTTCTTCCTTGGTCGCCTTGTTTCCTTGTTCGGGTTCAATCGTGAATTTCTGCGCCTGATGTCTAGCACGTCGACGCAAATAGTAAATCCCTGTCTTCAATCCCTGCTTCCACGAATAATAATGCATCGACGTCAACATCTTGTAATTCGGGTCCTCCAACCACAAATTCAAACTTTGGCTCTGACAAATATATGCACCCCTGTCCACCGCCATATCAATCAACGTCTTTTGCGGAATTTCCCACACCGTTTTGTATCTTTCACGCACCTCTTCCGGAATCTCCAACAGGGACTGGACCGAACCATTGTTGGCCACTATCTTGTTCTTCATCGCATCATTCCATAACCCCAACTCCAACAACTCCCGCTGCAAATACTTGTTCGCTAACAAGAATTGACCCGCATTCGTCCCCCTCGAATACAAATTGCTCGTAATCGGCTCGAAACATTCGTTGTTGCCCAGAATCTGACTCGTCGACGCCGTCGGCATTGGTGCCACCAACAACGAATTCCGCAACCCATACTCCTTGATGTCCTCCTTCAACGACACCCAATCATACCGACCCTCTGCCGGAACTATCGACCAGAGGTCGAACTGCAACTGTCCCTTGCTCGCAGGACTTCCTACAAACGTCTCATATGCACCATGCCTCTTGGCCATCTCACACGACTGCTCCAACGCACCATGATAAATCGTCTCAAAAATACGACGGTTCAACTCCTTGGCCTCCACACTGTCAAACGGCATACGTAACTGCATAAACACATCCGCCAAACCCTGTACCCCCATCCCTACAGGGCGGTGTCGGAAATTGCTTCGCTCCGTTTTCGGCGTTGGATAAAAGGACACGTCAATCACCACATTCAAATTGTAGGCGACCACCTTGGCCACCCGATGCAACGCCTCAAAATCATATACCACCCCCCCTGTAGGGCTTTCCACATCCGGTTTCAAAAACGCGGGCAACGAAATACTGGCCAAATTGCACACCGCCGACTCATTCGCATCCGAATATTCAATGATTTCCGTACACAAATTGCTCGAACGAATCGTACCCACATTCTGCTGGTTCGACTTCCGATTGCACGCATCCTTGTACAACAAATACGGCGTACCTGTCTCCATCTGCGCATCCATTATCTGTATCCACAAATCACGCGCCCCTATCGTTTCCCTCCCCTTGCCCTCCCTCTCGTACTTTTCATACAACTCTACAAATTCTTGACCCCAAACATCCGCCAATCCTGGACACTCGTCTGGACACATCAATGTCCATGACTGATTGTTGTGCATCCGCTCCATAAACAAATCGGGAATCCACAAGGCATAAAACAAATCACGCCCCTTTTGCTCCTCGTCACCATGATTCTTTTTCATCTGCAAAAACGCCTGCACATCCGCATGCCATGGCTCCAAATAAATCGCAAAGGACCCATTTCTCTTGCCACCCCCATTGTGTGCAACGCCCAGATGTGCCACTGTATAGTCGTGCGGACCATCTATTTCGAAATCATGCACAATCCCCCTGTAGGTGGTTACTTGCATGTTGTCGATGCGTGAATACAGGTAGTTGCCATGTTGAAAACAACACGATTGGGTGGAACCTATACGTCGTTTCATATAGTCAAGACTCTCTTGTATACACGAACTTGTAACCATGTTGGATTCTACAATACCTCGCACTACCTCTTTCACCTTGTCCACAGGTAAATGGAGAAACGTAGGGTCGATACGTTTTTCCTTTGCCGAGTCATACAAATTCGATTTTGTAAATTTGAAGTCAGAGTTGGCGACAGACCAACTGATTCCTTGTTCCTGTTCCGAAAAAGGAATTCCACGTTTCGAACAATACTTGCGTACAAATTCTTCTGTATCTTCGTTCATAAACGTCATAACAACAAAATGACCAATGATTTCTCCCGTTGCTACAAGAATCCCATACAAGCGACAGTCTTCCAAAGACAAATGTTTCACGTCCTTTTCTCCTTGTGGAATAGGAAACACAGTAAAATCACCGACCATCAAATCCTCGGCGTCGCAGAACACTGGACGGATACGACCCTTGTCCAAATTGTGACGGATATCATCGACCTCAGCACCAGCACCCTGTAATGCCATGATTTGGTGTTCCGGTGTGACACGCACAGAAGAAAACGCATTTTTCACCGAAATCTCCAACATCGGTCCATCGTACTCGTGACGCACCGGCGACTTCACAGTATGGTACTCCCCCGTACTGGTCAGAACCCTGTCCGTTGTACCCACGTCCTCAATCGCCTTCGGACCAGCCTCGGTAAACACGACCGTATCTGGCGTAAAACACTGGTCAACGTACTTGGCCGTATTGTTAAACACCCGCAACATCGGCACCAACCCATTCGACTGCCCATTTGTACCCCGGATATGACTCCCCTTGGCCCTCACATTGTGCGCATGCAAGCCAATGCCACCCCCCCATTTCGAAATAAAAGCACAATCCCGCAACGTACTAAAGATACCATCAATGGAATCGTCCTCCATCGACAACAAAAAACAAGAGGACAGTTGAGGTCGCGGCGTACCCGCATTGAACAATGTCGGCGTCGCATGAATGAACCATTTTTGTGACATACCATCGTACGTCTCTTTGACCCGTTCCAAATTGTCTCCATGAATACCTACCGCCACGCGTAACCACATGTGCTGAATACGTTCCACCACTTTTTTGTTGACCCGCATTAAATAGGCTCGTTCCAGGGTCTTGAACCCGAAATAATCAATCAAGTAATCCCGTTCTTGAACAATCATGGCCTCCAGTTCTTTGCGGTATTTACGAATGGTACCATACATTTTGTCAGACAACATGGGAGCCGGTTTGCCCTGTTTGTCGACATATTTGTACAATTGCGTCATGACCTGGTGAAACGATTCCGAGGTACTGCGTTGGTGGTTCGAATGAATGATATAGGCGGCCAGGACAGCGTAATCAGGGTGGGTTGACGAAAGGGAGTAGCATTGTTGGGCAGACAGTTCGTCGATTTGGGTGGTGGGTATTTTGTCGTAGAGTTGGTCGATGATTTTGATGGTGAGGGCGGTATAATTCAACTTGGAAAGACCGGCTTCTTCCCCTGATTTCTTGATACGGTTCAGAATCTTGTCGAATTTCATTGTCTCCAATTTGCCTGTGCGTTTCAAGACAAACATTTCAGAAGCAGAAACAGTTTGTGAAGACATGACCGGTTATGATAATATATATCCTTGGATTTAACCTTTGTTCCCAACTTACTTTTACCCCCCCCTGTAGGGCTTTTAATCCATCATGGGATATGGTAGTGTCTCTATTGTTTTCTGCAAGAAATATAGTGTAAGATGTCATCATCCGATTCAGATTTGTTGATTGTGTCGTGCCTCTTTGGCACATCTGTTTCTGATATTTTCCATGCACCCAACAGGAGTGGTGTGTGTGTTTTCATGACCAATCAGCCTCTGATGCAACCTACTATTGAAAAAGCGGGCTGGACCTACCAATATATCAATTTCCCTCTGTCGGAGGATGCCATCGAATCGTCTTTGCAGGCCAAATACACCAAATTCATGGCTTTTCGAAATGATTTTCCGGAATACGCAGCCTACAAACGGATTCTCTATTTTGACAACAAAATAAATTATCAAGACAAAGAAGTCAAACAAATTGTCCAACAGGCTGACCCATCAAAATCCATTCTCATAAATAAGCATATAAATTCTAATAAAAAAACGATTTGGGACGAAATCGATGACGCCGTCAAACAACCTCGATACAAAAAACATATGGAAGAAACAATACAACTGATTCGACAACGTATCGATAACGGTTTGATGAGCCCTACAGGAGGTGAATTGTGCCAGACAGGAGTGTTGTACGTCCACGACAATATGGATGCTGTGATGCCCTTGTTGAACAAAGTCTATTCCACGTGTAAAGAGTTGCAACAACCCGAGTGCCAAGTGGTGTGGCAGATGTTTATGGAAGAATATGCTGACGAGGTGCAAATTGTGCCGTTTTTATATGTAAAGGAAGAAGCAAATGGGAGGGAGGGGTTTGGATTGATGGTGGAAGAATATTCGACGTATTTTGTCATGGGTCTGATGGCTTTCGTTTTCATCCTTGTATTCTTCTTTTTAAAACGTCGTCGTAATCGAATCCGTTTTTCATGGCAGGGTAAAAAACGTTTTTCCAAATAATAATTTATTCTATTTTTCTTCTTTGAATAGAATAAATGAAACACATTACGATTGTCCATTTGTTGCACATCGTCCTCATCGGCGGATTCCTTCTCTACGTCGGCATCCAAGAAACCAAGACACCCGTTTGGGCCTTTTATACTCTCCTCGCTACCGGTATCGTCATCGCTTTGTACCATTCCTACCTATACTTCAAACAAAGAGAGGAGCTGGCAACAAGGCTGTTTCACATTTTGTTAATGGCACCTCTCTTGGTTTGGGTGGGATTCAAACAAAAAGAAGCGACTCATGAAGCTTTTCGGTTCCTCGTCATGTCGGCGTTTGCTGCCATCGGTTACCATACCTATGCTATCTTCCGATACCCATAACACAACCCCCTCTAAGGAATATTTGGACCATGTCTGGAAAAAGCCTTACAGGGGTGATATGGTTACGTCAATAAAATACAAACCCCACCTGTAAGGAATGTTTGGAACCCGTTTTGAGAAAAGCCTTACAGGGGCAATAGATTACATACAATCCTTCTGTAAGGAATGTTTGGAACCCATTTTGAGAAAAGCCTTACAGGGGTTAGGTCAATGAAAATTGAAATAGAAAAAGAACAAAGGTTTCAAGATATATCAACATAATGGCATCTATCGACTTGTCTCTTGTCTATCAATCCAAGACGGACCGTGAGCATATTTTGCATGCGCCGGACACCTACATTGGCAGTATTGACAAATCCTTACAGGAGATGGATGTATATGATGGTGGCAAAGTGTTGCGTAAATTGGTCGAATTTATTCCAGGATTGTATAAATTGTTTGATGAAGGCATCGTGAATGCGCGTGACCATGTCATTCGTATGAAGTCCAAACCCGACCAAAAACAAGTTTCATACATTCGTGTATCCGTTTCCGACGATGGTTTCATCACCATTGAAAACGATGGAAACGGCATTGATGTTGCGAAGCATCCGGTCACAGGGTTATGGATTCCGGAAATGATTTTTGGTCATTTACGAACCTCGACCAATTACAACACCGAAGAAAAGAAAATCGTCGGCGGCAAAAACGGCTTTGGATTCAAAGTGGTGTTAATATGGTCCACTTTTGGTGAAATTGAGACGGTGGACCATACGCGTCAGTTGAAGTATGTGCAGCGTTTTTCGAACAATTTGGAGTCATTGGGTGTACCAGAGGTGACCAAAGTGGCGAAAACGGTCAAGCCTTATACTCGTGTCTCTTTTCGACCCGATTACGCCCGGTTCGGCTTCGGTCCTTCCTCTGATTTGAAGACAGGTTCAGAAGCAGCCTTGTGGCGCAACTTTGTCGAATTGTTGCACAAACGCACGGTTGACATTGCGGCTTGTACGGACGCCAAAGTCAAGGTCTATTTCAATGACCAGATGGTGCCCATCAAGTCGTTCCACGAATACTGGACATTGTATACACCATTGGAAGAGGGCGAAACGGCAGGCCAAAAGAGGGTATATGAGTCCGTGGGGGAGAGGTGGGAGTATGCGGTGTGTCTCTCACAGGCGAATGAGTTCAAGCAGGTCTCGTTTGTGAATGGGATAGCGACCTTCAAGGGGGGTCGGCATGTGGACTACATTGTGAACCAAATTGTCAAAGGCATTACAGAGGCGATTGAGAAAAAGCGGAAAATAAAGGTGTCAACGCAGTCCATCAAGGAGCAGTTGATGTTGTTTCTGCGATGCGACATTGATAATCCGGCGTTTGATTCGCAGACCAAAGAGTGCATGACCACCCCTGTAGGGAAGTTTGGCTCGGTGTGCGAGGTGTCGCCGGCCTTTGTGAAAAAGGTGATGGATTTGGGGGTGGCGGACACGGCATGTGAGGTATCGGAATTGCGGGAGAACAAGGCGGCGGCGAGGAAGGCGAATGGGTCGAAAGTGCGTACGATTCGAGGGATTGCGAATTTCAGTGATGCGAACATGGCGGGTGGGCCCAAATCGTCGGATTGTACGTTGATTTTGTGTGAGGGATTGTCGGCGATGGCGGGGATTGTGTCGGGATTGACGAAGGAGGACCGGATGTGGATGGGTATTTATCCATTGAAGGGCAAGTTATTGAATGTGCGAGATATGCCGACGAAACGTATCACAGAAAACAAGGAAATCGGCGACATTATCAAGATTCTCGGATTGGAATTAGGCAAGGAATACTCGGAACAAGAAGCCAACAAACAATTGCGTTATGGTCGTATTATGATAATGTGCGACCAGGACGTGGATGGTTCGCATATCAAAGGCCTTTGTATCAATTTGTTTCAGAGTCATTGGCGCACTTTGTTTTCGAAACCGGGGTTTCTTTCGTTTATGAATACGCCGATTCTACGGGCTACTCGACGCAACGAAGTCAAAATCTTTTACAACCAAGCTGAATACGAATTGTGGAAAGAATCATTCGGCACAAAAGGAACACAAGGTTGGACCATCAAATATTTCAAAGGATTGGGAACCTCCACGGCCAAGGAATTCAAAGAATATTTCGCCAACCGTCGCATCATTTCCTACTCATACTTGGGACCCTCATCCGACGAATCCATCGACCGCATGTTTAACAAGAAACGACCCGACGAACGCAAACAATTACTGGAAAACTACGACAAAACCCTGTACCTCGACGGTAAAAACATGGTGGTGCCCTACGAAGACTTTGTTCAAAAGGAATTGCTGCATTTCTCCAGTTATGATTGTGAGAGGTCCATACCCAATCTCTTGGATGGATTGAAGACGTCCAACAGGAAAGTATTGTATGCGTGTTTCAAGCGTGGACTCACTACACATGAAATCAAGGTGGCGCAGTTGTCAGGTTATGTGTCGGAGCATACGTTGTATCATCATGGCGAGGCGTCGTTGAATGGAGCGATTGTGGCGATGGCGCAGAATTTCGTGGGGTCGAACAATATTCATTTGTTGCAGCCGAATGGACAGTTTGGAACGCGTTTGTCGGGGGGTGAGGATTCAGCTTCGGAGAGATATATCTTCACTCTGTTGCATCCTTTGACGAGGTTGTTGTATCCAGTGGCCGACGACACAATTTTGCAGTACATGGACGAAGATGGTGTGTTGGTGGAGCCCGAATATTATGTGCCGATTCTGCCCATGATTTTGGTGAATGGTTCGACAGGAATTGGTACAGGGTTCTCGACACATGTTCCTCCCTTTTCCCCTACCCAGCTGGTGCAATGGTTGCAAAATACCTTACAGGGTGGTTTGGGTGAGATAGGTAGACCATGGTTGCCTTATTACCAAGGGTTCCGTGGAAAAGTGATGGAGGTGGAAGAGACGCCGGGAAAGTACATGGTCAAGGGTTGTTATGAAAAGACGGGGAAGCCAGACCAGATACGTATTACCGAACTTCCTGTTGGGACTTGGACTTTGCCTTACAAGGGATGGTTGGAGGGGTTATGTGATGGTACGCAGGTAGACAAGGATGGCAAGAAGGTGGCGGCGGTGTTGAAGGACGTGGTGTCACATTCGACGGACACGGTGGTGGATGTGGTGGTAGATTTGTTGCCTGGTAAATTGGCAGAGTGGGAGTCTACGATGGTATCGACGTCGCCGCCGGTGAATTTGTTGGAAAAGACGTTGAAACTGACGACGACGGTATCGACACACAATATGCATTTGTTTGATGAAAAGCGTAGACTGCGCAAGTATGCCAAGGTGGACGACATTTTGGAGGCGTATATGCCGGTTCGTTTAGAGTTGTATGAGACAAGGAGACAGGCGTTGTTGAATCAGGGGGAGCAAAAGTTGATTATGTTGCGAAACAAGAGCAAGTACATACAGGCGTTGTTGGACGATGTCTTGGATTTGCGGCGCAAGACGAATGAACAGGTGATGAGTATGTTGCGACAACATGGGTTGGTGGAAGTGGCAGGTGGGTTTGATTATTTGACCAAGTTGCCGATGGATGCGGTGTCGGAAGAAAACCGAGCGCATTTGTTGACCGAGTTGGACAAATGCGAAAAGGAGATGGAGGCGTTACGTTTAACGACGGCACAACAGATGTGGTTGCGGGAGTTGGACGTCTTCGACAAAGCATATTCCAAACATTTCTCTACGTAATAAGTAGTAGAGAATGGAACAAATTGTCATTATTATTTCAAATCTTCTTACACGAAAAATGAATATGGATTGGGAAAAACAGAAATTGATTGATTTATTTTTCGAATTGGTAATCATTGTACATAATTTGTTACTTGATGATGATGAAAATGATAATAATAATAATAATCAAGAGAATTTACAGAAAGGTGGTGGTGGTGGTGTATTTCTGTTGTACTTTTCCATTTTTTTGTCTGCGATGATAATGGTGGGTAGTATTTCCATACCCTTTCCTCTTACCTATTATCAAAGTAAGTCATTGTCTTTATTGGACAAACCATTGTCATTGTTGGAAACGGTGGTCCAACCTTTGTTGGAAATACGTAAGAGGAACAGTGATGTCATTACTTTGCCGCACGAAATAGTAGAACTAAAAGAAGCTTACGAAACCATGGTAAAGGCAATGATGAATCCTTCTTCGGTAAGTCCATTGTTGGATTCGATGCGAACTTTCGTAAAAAAGCTACGTGAACTTGCAAAAAATAGCGTAATTACCGATAAGAACGACATGTATGGTTTTGTAAAACAATTCATGAAAGATAAAAGAATGTCTTGTCTTTTTTTGGACAATGCGATGAAAACAATGACAAAAGCTGTAAAAATCAATCAACTTTTTTGCGTATGTGGAAAAATAAAAAATAGAATGGTGATAATAAATAACCGCGAAGCAAATAGAGAAACGTATATACAACTTTGTAAAAATATTTGCACCGTTGGTTTGCTTACCATTTACTTTTTCCCATCGCTTTCCAATGAAAGAAGAATAACACAAGAAACCTTGCTTGGATTGGTTGACGCCATCGAAGAGAATGAGATGTGGACAAACTATCAAAGAATAAGCAAAATTGTTACTACTACCTTGTTGAATGAATTAAAATGCCCTGAATTTTTACAAAGCTACGATTTTGTAGGGGGCAAAAAAACAAAATTGAAACGTCTTACAGGAAAAAAGAGAACCAAAAAGATACAATGCAAAAAGAAACGACGCCAAACGATACGACACCAAAAGATACGACACCAAACGATACGATGCAAAACGATACGATGCCAAACAATGCAAAAAAGGAAACATTGTCGCACTTGTGGGAAAAAGACTATATTGATTTGACGCCGGAAACCTCGATGCCTATATGGACATGCCGTCGATGCCAAGAAACAAGGACTGAATTACCCAAAGAATTAGAATTAAAAACTGTGTTTTCCGCCAAGGAAAAGACCGTTTCTTGATAAAAGCCCCCCTTTTTTAGAAGCAGCCAGGAATTTCGCAATCATACGTATGATTCTCTGTAATGTTTCCACTCAAATCGGATTCCCAATGAGGCAATTCAGACTTGGAATCAGGAATGCAAATATCACTTAAATTCACATCAAACACATCCAAAGAACAATTCGACAATTGCCAACAGAAAAAATATTTATAATTCGGCGTGGTAAAACATTTGCAGGTGACGTCTTGGTTGAATTTCGTCAAATAAAACATACCATTGGTGAAATCCACTTCGTCCACAAATTGCAACAAATTGTATCCCAAATCCAAAATAAAAGACATTTGTAGAGCATCCAATGGTAATTTAATCAACCAATACAACAAAAAAGCAGCTACATAGAGTACCCAATAAAACAAACAGGGGGTGGTAAAGGAATACACAAACCAACTACACAATTCCGGCTGCAGGAAATTATTCAAAAAATTCATAAACGACACCTCAAAAATTTGTTGGAAAATACAACCAAGAAACAAACCAATCCCTTTGATAATATTCCAAATGGCCATCAAAGGACCCTGTATTTTTGACCACAATTCGTCAATCACTTTTCTACCCATGTCCTCAATCGTCGTTGTGAAAAAAGTTTTTAATTTTTCCAACCAACCTTCCAAAGAGGGGTCAACTATTTTTTCTTTTATCCAATCTCTTATAAAACCTTCTGGGTCGTCTAATAATTCTTGTGGTATTGGTATATCTGGTATATTTGGTAATGCCATGGTATTGCATTAAAAATAGATTTTCTCTATTCATTTCACAACCCATTTTTATATTTATCTTGTCTCTTTTCATTTATCTTGTCTCTTTTCATTTATCTTGTCTCTTTTCATTTATCTTGTCTCTTTTCATTTATCTTCACTCTTTTTTGACAACAAGATTTCATAAATGATTTTGGCAATGTCGTTTTTCTTTTTGTCCTTGTCAGTCATATCCTTTCCTGTAGTACTTTCTTTGTCAGTTTTGTTCTTACCAGTTTCTTTGTCTTTTTCTCCCAAAACGTCTTTTTCTCCCGAAACATTTTTGTCTCCCGAAACATTTTTGTCTCCCGAAACATTTTTGTCTCCCAATAAATCTTTTCCTGTCAAAATATCACTTCCTTCTACTTTCTGTGATTCCATGTCTAGAATGACAATGTCTTGTTCTTGTTCCTCGGCTTCTTCGGTATCTGAGGACCCATCAAACCCCTCTAAACGATGGAGGCCTGGATGAAATCCGGCAACGACTCCAGTAAGACAGAGGGACAACAACAAAATGACAATCATATTTTTGCTGAAAAACGATGTCAAAAACCCTACCAAACAGAAAAACACAATGGCAAATACGTTGTGTGTCATGGCAAAAAAGATGATTAACGCCACACTCATGGCGAATACAAACAATAAAATCCATTTGCTTGTCAAAAAGAAATCCTGTCGTTTTTTTCCCATCGTTATACAATCACTATACATTTTCATATCCTTATGCATACAGTTTCAAAATGTCTTTGACTACCGTTTCTCTCTGTACATCCTCTCGGTCAAAAGAAAATGTTTGTATCGTCGGAGGACACCCTTGTGCCTGAATCCGGTCCAACAAATCCGCCAATCCATTCTGTATATTGCCAAAATAACCCGGGTGACGCGTCTTGTCAATATCACATTGCTCCAAATCCCCTGTAATAACCATACGTGAACCGGTGCCAATACGTGTCGTCAACATTTTCATTTGATTCACCGTCGCATTTTGCATTTCATCGGCAATGACCCATGTATTGATAAAGGTGCGTCCTCGCATGAAACCCAATGGCACAATTTCAATGAATTTTTCATCCATCAATGCCTGAATTTCACGCTGACTCAAAGCCAAGGAGAGAACGTCCCACATAGGACGCACCCAAGGCGCCATCTTTTCTTCCAATGTTCCCGGCAAAAACCCCATCTCTTCATCCACCGCAATCATAGGACGGGTAAATACCAACTTGTTGAAAGTACCCGCTGTCAGGAATTGATAGAGGGCGTAGGAGCAGGCGAGCATGGTTTTACCAGTACCAGCAGGGCCAGTGGCAAACACGATTTTTCGTTCCGGGTTCCTCAATGCCGCTACATATTCCTCTTGATTTCGACCCTTTGGTTTGGGCAGGGCATCTTTGATGGATTGTGCCGATGATTCCTGTAACAAATTCTCTACTTGGGAAGAGGCCAAGTGAACTGTATTGGCACGACTTTTGATAAGTCCTTTCGTCAATTCTTGTGCATATTCCTTTAAAAGTTCTTTTTCATTTATCTTACGTCCTTTTCGCCCAGAACGTTTGTCAGAAGAGGTAGCAACAACCGCATTGCTACCACAACGTGTGTTGCGACGTTTCTTGGTCACAATGGCTACTTCTTCTTCCTCGTCCATAGTATATTACGTGGACAAACTATTCTTCCATGACACCCCTCAGTCTAAATATTCTCGTCCTCACATCCTCCGTCTTTCTTGCCATCGTCTTTCTTTTTTTCTTAGATGTCGTCTACAGCCACCGAGACCCCATCTTTACCTACAATATCGCCCTACTCGGACATATCAAAGATTACCCACAAACCACCTCCATGCAACTGTGGGGCTTCTTTGTTCTCGCCTTTATTCATTATCTCTGCTGGCTCGTCGTGTTGTATACCTTCCTATGGACCACCTTTGTACTCAATCAAAAATAATACAAACAAAATAACGAAATAAATCATATACACCCTGTAGGGCTGTTTCATAAACTTGTTATAAACTTGTTATTGAATAATATTATAACCGTTGTTCAAAGGATGAAAGAATCTTAATCTTTCTTCATTATAATGAGTGATTCTAGTAAGAAAAAAAATCGTTCCACTAAACAGTTTTTTTCAAAAGGTGTCACTGCCGTTTTACCCAAACTTAGTCCCAGTCCCAGTACCAAAACAAGAAGAAGAGGACGTAAAAGCAAATCACCTACAACGGCTCAGCCACAGAATCAATGTGGAAAAGACGTGGTCGCAGCTTTTCCGGATGGCACAATTCCAGATAATCGATACAACGGTTGTACACAAATGAAAACAGTCCTGATTCCGAACTCAGTGACTACGATTAACAATAATGCCTTCTATGGATGCATAGGACTGACATCGATAGTCATTCCTGACTCAGTCACTACTATTGGACGTGGAGCCTTCAATGGATGCAGTGGGCTCACATCGATAATCATTCCGAACTCAGTTACGACTATTGAAGACCATGTTTTTGCCAGATGCAGTGGACTGACATCGGTAGTGATTCCCGATTCAGTCACCCGTATTGGACATTTTGTCTTTGCTGGATGCACTGGACTGACATCGGTAGTGATTCCTGATTCTGTCATGAGTATTGGAGACAAAGCTTTTTATTACTGTAAAGGACTCACCTCGATAGTGATTCCTGATTCAGTCACCTATATTGGATTTGCAGCCTTTCATGGATGTATTGGTCTCACCTCTATAGTGATTCCTGATTCAGTCACCTATATTGAAAATGTGGCCTTCGATGGCTGTAATCAACTACAACAAGTGATTGCACCTGCTCGCTTTCATCACTTGTTCCCCGGAGTAGCCAGCTTGACCGAACCTTCTCAGTTTCTATTGAAATGAAAAAAAGTGTCTTCTACCTTCTACCTTTTTAAAACCTGTTTTCAAAAATACCTTACAGGGGATATGATAATTTTTTTGTATGCTATGTATTTGTAAAAAATACAATTAAAACACTTAACAAAATAAATCATATGCGCCCTGTAGGATTGTTTTTGAAATGTTAAAAATTATATTATAGTATTGTATTGTATGATGAAAACACGTAATAGAAGAAAGTCCAGAAGAAAGAGAAAGACAAGAAAACACAATAGATGTGTACAAAAGGGAGGAACTGGACTTAATACTACTGAACCAACAACGATAATAAACGAAGATATAATGAATGATAAGGACAATCTCAAAACTATAATCAACGGAGTCATAGACAATTCAGTCTTTCGTATTGGAGAGAGAGCCTTCATGAATTGTACTCGACTCACATCGATAGTCATTCCTGATTCAGTCACCATGATTGGAAAGGATGCCTTCAGATATTGTAGTGGATTGACATCGATAGTCATTCCCAATACAGTCACAATTATCGGCGAAGGAGCCTTCAACGGATGCAGTGAACTGACATCGATAGTGATTCCTACTTCCGTCACCAGTATTGGAAGGGGAACTTTCTATGAATGCAGTGGCCTGACATCCATAGTGATTCCTGATTCAGTCACTAGCATTGGCGAACAAGCCTTCTATGGATGCAGTGGACTGACAACATTAACGATTCCTGATTCAGTCACTATAATTGGATGGGGAGCCTTTGCTGCATGCAGTGGACTGACTTCGATAGTGATTCCTGATTCTGTCACTAGTATTGAACAGTTTGCTTTCGATTCATGCCATAGTCTCACATCGATAGTGATTCCTGCTTCCGTCACCAGTATCGGAGATTCAGCCTTCCATTCTTGCCATAGTCTCACATCGATAATGATTCCTGATTCTGTCACAAGTATTGAAAGAGAAGCCTTCTCTGGATGCAGTGGACTGACATCGATAATGATTCCTGATTCAGTCACTAGCATTGAAAGAGAAGCCTTCTCTGGATGCAGTGGACTGACATCGATAATGATTCCTGATTCAGTCACTAGCATTGGAGAGGCAGCCTTCTCCGGATGCAGTGGACTCATATCGATAATGATTCCTGAATCCGTGATGAACATTCCACCAAATGCATTTCTTGAATGTAATCAATTGAACCAAGTCATTGCACCTGCTCGATTCCATCATTTGTTCCGTAGAGTAGCCTCCTTGACTGAACCCGTTGCGTATTTATTGAAATGAAAAATTATGTCTTTTTACTTTATTATAATTGTAAAAAACTTGTTATAAACCAAAAATAATATTATAGTATTGTATTGTATGATGAAAACACGTAATAGAAGAAAGTCCAGAAGAAAGAGAAAGACAAGAAAACACAATAGAATTGTACAAAAGGGAGGGACTGTAAGTAATACTACTGAACCAACGATAATAAACCAAAATACAATGAATAATAAGGACAATCTCAATTCTATAACCAACGGAGTCATAGAAAATTCAGTCACTCATATTGGAGATAGAACCTTCATGGGATGCAATCAACTCATTTCGATAGTCATTCCCAATTCAGTCACCCGTATTGGAGAGGCAGCTTTCTCTGAATGCACTGGACTTACATCGATAGTGATTCCTGATTCAGTCACCAGTATTGGAGCGGCAGCTTTCTCTAAATGCACTGGACTCACATCGATAGTCATTCCTGATTCAGTCACCAGTATTGGAGCGGCAGCTTTCTCTAAATGCACTGGACTCACATCGATAGTGATTCCTGACTCCGTCACCAGCATTAACCAGTTTGCCTTCCGTGAATGCACAGGACTCACATCCATCATGATTCCGAACTCTGTTACAAAAATTGATGATGGTGCTTTTCAACATTGTACTGGACTGACATCTGTCGTCATTCCTGACTCGGTAACTCATATTGAAATGGGAGCCTTCCTTGAATGCAGTGGACTGACATCCATCGTCATTCCTGATTCAGTCACCAGTATTGAAGACGGAGCATTCTCAGAATGCAGTGGACTGACATCCATTGTCATTCCCGATTCAGTCACCAGTATTGGAGTAGAAGTCTTCTATAATTGCATAGGACTGACATCGGTAGTGATTCCGAACTCTGTCACCAGTATTCGAAGACGAGCTTTCTATAATTGCAGCAGACTCACATCGATAGTGATTCCGAACTCTGTCACTAGTATTGGATATTATGCCTTCCGTGGATGCCATGGACTCATCTCGTTGGTGATTCCTCATTCAGTCACCAGTATTGGAGAGGGAGCTTTCTTCAGATGCAGTGGACTGACATCCATCGTCATTCCTGATTCAGTCACTGATATTGGTAATGGAGCCTTTTGTGATTGTAACGTACTCACATCGGTAGTGATTCCTGATTCTGTTATCAGTATTGGAGAGGTAGCATTCGCTAGATGCACCGGACTCATCTCACTTGTCATTCCTGATTCAGTCACCAATATTGGAGAGGGAGCATTTGAAAACTGTAATCTACTAGAACAAGTCATTGCACCTGTTCGCTTCCATCATTTGTTCCCCAGAGTAGTCTCACTGACTGAACCTTTTCAGTTTGTATTGAAATGAAAAATTATGTCTTTTTACTTTATTTCAATTGTAAAAAACTTGTTATAAACCAAAAATAATATTATAGTATTGTATTGTATCATGAAAACACGTAATCGAAGAAAGTCTAGAAAGACAAAGACAAGAAAGCACAATAGAATTGTACAAAAGGGAGGGAGTGGTAATACTACTGGTATTGAATTTGAAATGAAAACTATAGCTAATAATAATAAATCATTTACGGAAATAGACAATCAAACAATGAATGAGAAAAATCTCAAATCTGAAATAAATACCGATGGAATCATAGACAATTCAGTCACTAGTATTAAGAATGATGCCTTCAGTACAATAATAGACAATCAACCAACGAAAGAGAAAAAACTCAAATCTAAAATAAAAACCGATGGAATCATAAACAATTCAGTCACTAGTATTAAAAATGATGCCTTCAGTACGATAATATACAATGATACATTTTATCATCCTAAAAAACTCAAATCTATAACCAAAGGAATCATAGACAATTCAGTCACTAGTATTAAACATTATGCCTTCCAAGGATGCAGTAGACTCACATCGATAGTGATTCCGAACTCTGTCACTAGTATTGGAGCGGCAGCCTTCTATGGATGCAGTGGACTGACATCGATAGTCATTCCTGATACAGTTACGAGTATTAGAGGAGGTACCTTTCATGGATGTAGGGGACTCAAATCAATACTCATTCCCAATTCAGTGACCAGCATTGAACATGATGCCTTCACAAAATGCACTGGACTTACATCAATAAAGATTCCTGATTCAGTCACCGGTATTGGGAATGCAGCCTTCAGGAGATGCAGTGGACTGACATCGATAGTGATTCCTGAATCGGTCACAAGTATTGGAGAGTATGCCTTCGCTGGTTGCATTGGACTGGCATCGATTAAGATTCCTGATTTAGTCACTCGTATTGAAAATGGAGTCTTCTTTGGATGCAGTGGACTGACATCGATAGTGATTCCTGGCTCAGTCACTAGTATTGGAGAGGAAGCCTTGCAATATTGTACTGGATTAAAATCGGTAGTGATTCCTGGTTCCGTCACTCGTATTGAAAAGAGAGTCTTCTTTGGATGCAGTGGACTCACATCCATCGTCATTCCTGACCTAGTCACTAGTATTGAAGAGGGAGCCTTTTCTGGATGCAGTGGACTCACATCCATCGTCATTCCTGGCTCAGTCATCCAGATTGAAGAGGGTGCCTTCTCTCAATGCCTTGGATTGACATCCATCGTCATTCCTGAATCTGTCACTCATATAAGTAAAAATGCATTTCAATTCTGTAATTTCAATAAACTAGAACAAGTTATTGCACCTGCTCGCTTCCGTCACTTGTTTACCATACCGGAACAGATTACGATAATAAACGAAGATATAATGAATAATAATAAGAACGAACTCAAATCTATAACCGAGGGAATCATAGAAAATTCAGTCACTCATATTGAACAGGAAGCTTTCATGGAATGCAGACAACTCAAATCGATAGTCATTCCCAATTCAGTCACTCGTATTGGAGATAGAGCCTTCATGGGATGTACTGGACTCACATCGATAATCATTCCCAATTCAGTCACTCGTATTGGAGATAGTGCCTTCATGAATTGTACTGGACTCACATCGATAATCATTCCCAATTCAGTCACCATTATTTCTCAGAGTGCCTTCGAAGGATGTAGTGGACTGACGTCGATAGTGATTCCTGAATCATTCATTATTATCGGTTATAGAATATTCCAAAGATGCACTGGGTTGACGTCGATAAAGATTCCTGATTCGGTTACCAGTATTGGAAGAAGTGCTTTCAATGGATGCAGCGGACTGACATCCATCGTCATTCCTGACCTAGTCACTAGTATTGGAAGTTATGCCTTCTTCGGATGCCTTAAATTGACATCCATCACGATTCATGATTCTGTCACCCAGATTGAAGAGGGTGCCTTCTCTCGATGCATAGGACTGACATCGATAAAGATTCCTGGTTCCGTCACTCGTATTGAAAAGAGAGTCTTCTTTGGATGCAGTGGACTCACAACCATAGTGATTCCCAACTCAGTCACCAGTATTGGAATGGGAGCCTTTGCTGGATGCAGTGGACTGACATCGATAAAGATTCCTGCTTCCGTCACTCGTATTGAAGAGGGAGCCTTTTCTGGATGCAGTGGACTTATTTCACTTGTGATTCCTGATTCTGTCAATTACATTCATGAAACTGCCTTTGAACTTTGTGACCAACTGAAAAATGTCACTGCACCTGCTCGCTTCTATCATTTGTTGCCCAGAATAATGGTAGGGGACACGAATTTAAAAATACCTCAGAGGAGGTCAAAATTACCCGTATAGAATAATAAAATTATTGTATGTGTTTATTATTCTAAGCTATTTTGGTATGTATTTCTGTGGATACGTTATATAGATTCCGCTTCTTTTGCCATATTTTTTCATGAACAGGGAAGACAATCAAGAGAGACAAGACAATCAAGAGAGACAAGACAAAGAAGAGAGACAAGACAATAAAGAGAGACAAGACAATCAAGAGAGACAAGACAAAGAAGAAAAAAGTGTCTCAATACCGGATGAAGATGTGAAAGAGTACAATCATTTTGTGTGGGAAATTATTGACGAATATTTCCATAGTCATCCCAAGGCGTATGTGCAGCATCATACAGATTCTTACAATCATTTCTTGGATTCCTTTGTGCAGCAGACGTTTCGAGAAAGAAATCCGGTGGTTTTGCAGACGGCTTACAATGAGGAGACGAGGGAGTACAAGCATACAATTCGGTTGTATTTTGGTGGCAAAGAGGGAAACCGTATTTATTTCGGTAAGCCGGTGATTTACGACAAGGACCGTGAGCATTACATGTTTCCGAATGAGGCCCGGCTTCGCAATATGACATATGGCACCAGTTTGCATTATGATTTGGACATTGAGTACGAAGACATTTTTACGAATCCGCAAGAGACTTTGTATCCTGAACCGGCAGAATTAGGCAATGTGGTTCAGGCGACGTTTCAACGAACGCAGCAACAGGCCCAACAGGTGGTGGAAGATTATACGTTGGAACATATGGCAACCACGTTTTCGCAGCCGACACGACAAGAGTTTCGTGAATCGGTGGCGCAGCAAAATGCAACTCTGGACAGATTGGCCGAAACGATTCAGGAACAAGAAGAAACCAAAATGACAGGAGGTACAGGAATCACAGGAAGACGTGTGCAAAAGAGGTCACAGAGGGTGAATCGGGTTTTGCTGGGTCGGTTGCCGATGATGTTGAATTCCAAGTATTGTGTGTTGCACGGATTGCCGAAAGAGATGCGACAAAGTCTAGGCGAATGCAAAAACGAGACAGGTGGATATTTCATCATAGATGGCAAGGAAAAGTGTATTGTATCGCAGGAAAAATTCGCCGACAATGTCTTGTTAGTAAAGAAAGTGGTGGAAGAGCAAGACTTGATTGTTGATGAAGAGGTGGGTCCGGGCCAACCGAAATACAGTCATACTGCCGAAATACGGTCCGTGTCGGAAAACATTTCGAAACCGATTCGCACCTTGCGTATGGGTATCGTGCATCCAACAACCTCTTATGAATTCCGCAACATTGTCGTCGAAGTACCAAATGTGCGTAGTCCTGTCCCATTGTTTGTTTTGTTTCGTGCCTTGGGCGTCTTGTCTGACAAGGCCATAGTGGAAATCTGTTTGTTGGATGTTACGAAATACGATGCTATGGTGGATTGGTTGATGCCTTCGGTACATGATGCCTCGTCGGTGTATACCCAACAGCAGGCAATTCAATTCATTAAATTGTTATTGAAACACAAGACGGAGAAGCAAGTGCACAAAGTATTGATGGACTTTTTGTTTCCGCATGTAGGTGAGACGAATTACCAAGAAAAGGCATTGTTTTTGGGGCATATGGTATTTCGGTTGTTGTCGGTGGCCATGGGATTGGAAGCACCTACTGACCGAGACAATTACAAAAACAAACGTATTGAAACATCGGGAATTTTATTGTCGGAATTGTTTCGACATGCCTTTGTACAAGAACAAAATGCCATTCGGTTGGGCATAGAAACCATTTACAATTACCAACAAGAACTGAATCAAGATTTGGCGGTCCTCATGGCGAACCATTACAAAAAAGTGTTGGCCCCCCATGAATGGGACCAAGCCATTCGTCGTGCTTTTAAAGGTCAATGGGGAGAAGGTCATGAACGCCGTGTGGGTATCGTGCAAGACCTGAATCGTCTGTCGTTTTTGTCAGCACAGTCTCATTTGCGCAAGCTCAATTTGCCATTGGACGCATCGGTAAAATTGGTGGGGCCACGTGTCTTGAACGGCAGTTCTTGGGGTTTTTTGGACCCCATCGATACCCCCGATGGCGCCAATATTGGCCTCCATAAAACCATGTCCACCCCAACCATTGTGTCCCAAGGTATTCCGCGTGACGTCATTATCTCTTGGATACGTTCCCAAGACCAGGTATTTGATATCACACGATTCCCACCAGAAGACCTAGCTCGCATGTGCAAAGTCTTGGTCAATGGATACTGGTGTGCTTCGACACCGGAACCATTGTCCTTGGTTGCCACTTTCAAACAATATCGTCGGCTTGCCTTGGTTCCCTACAGTATTAGTATTCAATTCGACATTCCCTTGCGTACCGTCTTTGTTTTTACAGACGGAGGACGTTTGATGCGACCCATTTTTTATGCCAAAAAAGAATCACAAAAAAATAGTCGCTCACAGCATGGACCTGTTGGCTTGCGTTTTTCCCAAGAGGGTGTGAAAAAGGTGCCTTCTTGGACGCAAATGATGATGGGAACCAATGAGTGGCGTTTGCCCCAATTTAATCCGAACCAAGTGTATTCTGTGCAAGAGGCATACGGAGTTGCAGAGTTAGGCTCGTTGGTGGCCAAGCAGGCGTTGTTGGAATACATTGACCCCAGTGAATCTGAAAATGCGTTGATTTGCATGAATTATTTCCACCCAGACAAGAGCAAGCATGCTCGATGGACTCACTGTGAAATTCACGAGTCCCTCTTGTATGGTCTCATGTCTTCTCTGGTTCTTTTTATGGAACACAATCCTGTGGCACGCAATGCCTTTTCCTGTGTGCAATCCAAACAGGCGATTTCCCTTTTTCATTCCAATTATGGCGTTCGATTGGACAAAACGGGTCTGATTCTCAATTATGGTCAAAAACCCTTGGTGAAAACAAGATATTACCAATATATTTGCCAAGAAGAACATCCCTACGGCGAAAATGCCATGGTCGCCATCATGTCTTATACTGGCTACAACGTAGAAGACTCCATTTTGGTATCACGAGGAGCATTGGAACGCGGTCTGTTTCGTACCACCTACTATACCACCTACGAATTGCACGAAGAAGAGGAAATCCGACGGGGCCAAGGGTTGTCGGCAGGGCGAGGCAAAAGTACTTACCCGACCGACCGTATTTTGCGCACGGTGGCGCTCAATGTTTTGAAAGACCCTACAGTGGTGGGTTTGAAACCAGGTTACGACTATTCTCATTTGGACGAACGTGGTTTGGTCAGGGAGGGCACGGTGGTGCACGACAAAATGATTTTAATTGGTATGGCGGCCACGGACAGCAACGAGCCGACATCGAAGCGTGACCAATCCAAGGGTGCGAAAAAGGGACAAATGGGTGTGGTGGACAAGGCGTTTATGACGTCGGATGAAGAGGGTCGCCGCATCATCAAAATCCGGATTCGCGAGGAGCGTCAGCCCCAGATTGGTGACAAATTGGCGGGGCGGGCAGGTCAAAAGGGTACAGTAGGATTGGTGATTGACGAGGCTGACATGCCTTATACGGCGTCGGGTCAGAGGCCCGATTTAATCATCAACCCGCATGCCATTCCGAGTCGTATGACGATTGGTCAATTGGTGGAATGTATTTTGGGCAAGGTTTCGGTGTTGTATGGTGGATTCTCGGATTGCACGGCGTTCAATGTCAGGGGCAACAAGATTGCAGAATACGGGCATCATTTGTCGAATTTGTCGCAGCACGATTTGCAAGAAGAGTTGCGAACCACTGGGTTCCATTCGTCAGGTAATGAAATCATGTACAATGGCTTCACGGGCCAACAATGCGAGGCCGACATCTTTTATGGTCCCATGTATTACATGCGTCTCAAACACATGGTCAAGGACAAAATCAATTACCGCGCCGACGGACCAAACAATGTTTTGACCCGCCAGCCTGTAGGTGGTCGTGCCAACGATGGTGGTCTTCGTATTGGTGAAATGGAGCGCGACAGTGTGGCCAGCCATGGCATGTCTTATTTCTTGAAGGAATCGATGATGGAACGCGCCGACAAGTATTATGTGGCGATTTGCCAAACCACGGGCCAGATTGCGGTATGCAATCCAGACATTTCCTTGTGGCTGAGTCCAGCGGCGGATGGCCCCCTTCAATTTGACCCCTCTTGGGTGTCACAAGCCATGACCAAGGCATATGTAAAGCAAGTATCGCGATTCGGTCGTCTGTATTCCTTGGTGGAAATTCCTTATTCCATGAAGTTGTTGGTGCAGGAAATGATGGCGGCCAATGTTTCCATGCGAATTTTGACAGAAGACTCCCTGCCACAAAAAGAATACTTGGGCTTCCGTACAGACAACATTGCCGCCCTCTCTGGACTTCCAGAACCCATCTCCGCCAAACTCTTTGAAGACATGATACAAAACAAAGCCACCGAAAATAAGAAAAAAATCAAAATACCTCTTCGACAAGTCGCACCCATCGAAAATACCAAATGGGTCGATAATACAGACTACTACACACGACCCTTTGAACATATCGATTCGCCTATACCCTCACCCAACGAACCACCACCCGACTGGAGCCCACCCAAACCTACCTCTCCTACAGTATGGGGTCCACATACACCAGAAGGCTCACCCCCTCCCGACTTGAGTCCACCCAAACCTCCCCCTCCTACAGTATGGGGTCCACATACACCGGAAGGCTCACCTCCCCCGTTTGAAATGTATACACCAAAAGGTACTCCCCCTCCTTTGAATACAAATCCTTCTTTGGGTACACCTCTTTCTTTGAATACAAATCCTTCTTTGAATACAAATCCTTCTTTGGATACAAATCCTCCTTTGGGTACACCTCTTTCTTTGAATACAAATCCTTCTTTAAATACACCTGTTCCTGAACAAAGAGGAGGAGGTCGTGGAGTACAATTTAGCCATGATAAGACGGTATTGGGAAGTGGTTTTGTGGAGCCCTACAGGGGGGATTATGTGATGGTAGGAGATGCTTTTTATTTGCGTGGAGACCAGACAAAGCCCAATCGTATTTGGAAAATCGTCAAAACAGGTGACAAGTTCATGACCATTGAAACAAAAGACAAGCAATTTTTGCCACCGGGACAAGACATTCGCGTCGTCACGGCAGAAGACATTTTGTCAGTCAAGGCACTCCCAGTTGCTCAAGCGTTTTCACAGGCACAAGCATTTCCACAGGAACAAGCATTTTTGCAACCACAAGCTTTGGGAAACCCTACAGGGGGTATTGGATTTATGCCGCAGCAATCTCCTGCCAACAATATTGAAATCCATGTGGTGCAGGGGGATGATAAGTCGCACAATATGAAGCCATTGGGTTTGTCGACAGTGATGGAAGGAGGAGTGACTGAATCGTCAAATAATAATAAATCGTCGGAAGATTCGAAGCATGGAATAAAGATACAAAAATTAGGTATGTAATATTTGAACGCTATTTATGTTTAGCGTTACGTTACTACGTTGTATTTTGTCGATTTAGAACCGACAAAATATGCATATATACTCCATGTTTTCTTGGACGACGCAACCTGCCAAAACAGTCAACAAACGAACCATTGGCTTCACCGACATGAAACACGCTGTGCAAAATAATTACGTCATCTTGAATACTCTTGCAGAAACCCAACAGGGGTGTTTAATCAAGGGTTCTTTGCAGGCTGCCGAAGAAGAGTCTATTATGAACGATTTTCTGGAACACGAAGAAACTGACAAACTCATTGTTGTGTATGGTGCCCACAGTTGTGACGATTCGGTTGACAAAAAAGTGGATGAACTGCATGAAGTAGGTTTTCGCCGGGTGTATGTGTATGTGGGAGGATTGTTTGAGTGGTTACTATTGCAGGATGTGTTTGGTGTCAATGAATTCCCGACGACGACGCGATGCACCGATTTGTTGGTGTTTCAACCGACGCGGCGTAAATTTTAAAAAAAAGTGTAAAAGAAAACAGAGAGTAGAGAAAAATGAAATTTGTAATAAAAATGATGAAATATATATTTCCCAAACCTGTTGGTAGATGGCAACCTCTTGGTAAAATGCAACCTCTTGGTAAAATGCAACCTCTAGGTAGATGGAAAATCGAAACGTGTAATAAGCAAACAAACAACAAAATAGATTTGTCCAACGAAGACCACTGTGGCCCCTGTGGTCAATATGCTTTGGAAAAACTAAAAATCATAGACAAAATAAAGTCACCCTAATTTCATATTTTATGAGATATATTCCGTAAAATATGAATTCTTTTATTGAATGCATTTAAAAAAAGGCCTTACAGGGGTTGTATTGTGTTGTTACAAGGCGGCTTCGCCGCCCATCTATTTCCCTCTGTAAGACGTGATTAAAAAGGCCTTACAGGGGTTGTATTGTGTTGTTACAAGGCGGCTTCGCCGCCTATCTATTTCCCTCTGTAAGACGTGATTAAAAAGGCCTTACAGGGGGTTAAATGATGTGGTTAAATGGGTTGTACAACGAAACGAGGAACGACGTTGATGGTTTGTAGTTCTTGTGACAGCAACTTGTAGGTATAAGGAACTTCGACCTGTGCGAATTCTGTGCGGTTGTTGCAGGTGCGGCAGTGATGGACGGTGAATCCTTCGAGGCAGTCGGGTGTTTTCATAGTGCCGTCGTTGTAGGCGGCTACGAGGCCACAACTTTTGCATACCCATACGGAGTATTTGTCGGAGACATCGTAAAGTCGTTCGCGTGTCAGTTGTGACATACCGTGGGCAATCATGACGTCACGTTCCATTTCACCGATGCGGAACCCGCCATCTCTGCACCGGCCTTCGGCCGGTTGACGTGTGAGGGACACCATAGGGCCGATGGAGCGGCTGTGTTGTTTGTCGAGAACCATGTGTTTGAGACGTTGATAGAAGACGGGGCCGATAAAGACAGAGGTTTCGAGTTGTTCGCCGGTCATGCCATTGTACATGATTTCGTTGCCGCAACTTTCGTAGCCTAACTCAGACAAATGCTGGCAAATGGTTTCGATGCTAAAATCGTTAAAGGCTGTGCCGTCGCCAAACATGCCTAGTTCCACCAACACTTTTCCTAGCAGTGTTTCTTTGAGTTGGGCAATGGTCATACGACTGGGAATGGCATGAGGGTTCAGAATGAGGTCAGGTTTCATGCCGGATGTGGTATAGGGCATATCGCATTCGGGAATGATGTTGCCGAGTGTGCCTTTTTGTCCGGCGCGGGAGGCAAACTTGTCGCCAATGACGGGGGAGCGTAGTGTGCGGGTGCGTACTTTGGCGAAATTGTAGCCTTCGCCGTTGCGACCGGTGATGTTTTTGTCAACATAAGTTTCCTCTGTGGTGCGAAAGACTTTGGATTGGTCTTCGTATTTGATGACTTTGGTGGGGTCATTGCGGTTTTCTTTGATGGGCGTCATTTTGGCGATGATGACATCGCGGTTTTCGACGAGTGTATTGCGTGGAATGAAACCCTTGTTGTCCAACTTGTCGTAATTGCCGAATTTCATTCCCTTGGTGCGTGTCTTGTCCGGTTTGCATCGAATGATTTCGTCGCGCACCAAATTCTTGTCCTCGTCCTTTTCCGTATGGAAAATCGTCGCCAAGAACAAACCACGGTCAATCGAACCCTTGTTGATAAGCACCGAATCCTCCTGGTTGTAACCCGTGTGCGTCATAATCGCCACATGAATTTGACAGCCAGATGGTGTTCGATTCAACTCAATGAAATTCATCAAACGCGTCTCCACCAACGGCCTCGACGGATATGTCAAAATATACCCCGTCTTGTCCATCCGCTTGTCATAATTCGTCGCGTAAATACCCATCGCCTGTTTGCCCATGGCCGTCTGGTATGTGTTTCGTGGCGCCTGGTTATGCTCAGGAAATGGTATGCATGACGCCAATATACCGAAAATGGTACTCGGATGTATCTCGGCATGTGTATACCTCTTGCGCAAAGGGTCCGACAAGTCCAAATTCTGTTTTGAACGCATCGCCACCATGGCTCCATTCTGTTCCTCCGGGTCAATGTACTCGAGAACTGACTCGTCCAAGGTGCCCTCCACCAACAAATCGTTCCACAAGAGGGAATCCGGTCGATGCGGGTTCGACAAACGGTCCAATACTTCGTTGGTCAACAGCAAACGATTGTCTCGCACACGCAACAGGGGTCGGACCAGTCGCCCCGCGTCTGAGCAAATACATATTTCCATCCTCTTGAAATTCCACACAATCGATGTATAAATCGAAATGATACCCCGGTTTTTCTTGTCCTTCATATCCTGATACAAAGCAACTGGCCGCTCCGTCGTTCCCAACCAACACCCATTCACAAAGACCTTGACACGCCTGTACATCCTTTGAATATCACCACCCTGTAAGGCTTGCGTCAAACGTATGTCCAAAAAGGGGTCCACGAATTGGTACAACCCCGCGCTGTGACATGGAATTGTTATGTGTGTCATGTATGCAATGTTCTTTACCACACCAATCGACTGACCTTCCGGCGTCTCTACTGGACAGAGAAACCCCCATGTCGTATTGTGCAACTTGCGCGGCGGAATCAGCTCGCCACATTTCTCTAGAGGGGTGTTGATACGGCGCATATGTGACAGAGTGGCAGGGTAGGTCAAACGATTGAGTACTTGAGCCACACCGACTTTGGTCGAATTCATTTGTTTGATGCTGAAATCGCCGGTAGCCAACGCTCGATTGATTCCATTTTCGATGGTGGCTGGTTTGACAATCTTGTATATGTTGGTCATGTTGATGATGTCGACGTATTCTTGTGTCGAACGCCAGGATGACGTATTCACTTCTCGCAACACCAGTTTCTGCATTTCCTTGACCAATTTGTTGAAATAATTGCGAAACAAATTGTTGAGAAGAGTACCTGTCAACTCAATACGCTTGTTCAAATACGAATCGCGGTCATCTTGTGTAATCCAACCAAAACTCGTGGCAATCAATTTGTTGGCCATGTATCCCAACAGAAACACCTTTTGCGTGGCCGTTGTACAATGCGGAAACAAATCATTGTTCAATACTTCTTGTGTGAATTCTCGCTTCCTCTTGGCACCCGTCTCCTTGTCCATGTTCATCGGCACATACGACACATTCGCTACAATATGATTGAACGCCTCCTCTTGGGTCATATACTTGTTGGCATCCATCATCGAACCCACCAAGAAATCCATCATCGAACGCGTCGATTCATCTTCCACTGCCAACACAATATGACTACAAATATCCTTGTCTGATAGTATTCCCAACGCTCGAAACACTACAAAGAGTTCAATGGGCGCCTTGACACGTGGAATATGCACGAAAATACCTTGACCGAATCCATTCGATTTGTTGGAAATCATCATTTCGATTTGTTTGGGCGAAATACATTTGTAATCCGGCACCGATTTGATTTCCGCAATCCATGACCATTTCGTCGTATTCTTTCCATCGAAACAATATATCTTGTTCTCCGCCGTCCTCTCTTGACCCAATACTGTCTTCTCCGAACCCTTGATAATGAAATACCCACCACAATCCATCTTACACTCCCCCGTCGAATCACGGTGCTGACGATGATTCGACAACTCGCAAATACAACTTTTTAACATAATCGGCATCTTTCCAATCGAAATCGACGGAATCACCCTGCGATGCACCTGCGGCTCATCCATGTTGTCCGTATTTCTCACCACATACTGCACATCCAAATCCACCGTCATATTACTCGCATACGTAATGTTGCGAATTTTGGCCTCCTGTGGCATCATACGCTTCGTCGCACCATTGTTCTCATGAATCGTCGGCGGATGCAACTTGACATTCTCAAACGCAATCACAATCTCCAAAATATATTGACCCGTCTCCTTGACAAAATCATTCTCCGAACGAATACGCACCGGATTGAACATCTGTATCGTCTTTTGCAACTGAATACACACAAAGTCATTGTACGACTCCAACTGATGCCTCACCAACCTCTCCGTGTGATTTCCCTCGAAATATGACTCGATTAACTTGTACACCTTTTCATCATAATCATCCAACACATCATACAAACAACTCCTCTCAACATCCTCCCTCTTCACCTCTTCCCTCTTCATCTCTTCCACCACCTTTGGTACAGATGTATCGACCTTTGGTACAGATGTATCGACCTTTGGTACAATTTCAGACTCTTTTTCTTTTTTGACAGACTCTTTGGACTTGACTCGACGTTTGGTAGGAGTGGCAGCAGAACAAGACATTGACATGGTTGGATGGATTGTTTCAGATGACATGCTCAGCATTCAATTTTTTCACAGAGAAAAGTTGAATAATACTTTGTCACCGCATACCTCTAAGTCCTTGTATTTTTGACGCAAGCTGTTCTAGATAGGGAGGTTTTGAAGTCTGCTGATAAGGCCACTAGCTTTGGCAGCCTACGGCTGCTGTAGAACCATATGTTCCTTCATCAGTACGACGAAAAATTGCTAGAAAAGGCATTGGATTGAAAGGCGAGGGGTTCGCCTTCGTTGCCTTGTGTGGCTTCGTTGTTCTCTTGTTTCACTTTTGATTTGTAATGTTCGATAATTTCACCACCAAAGCGAATTTGGTATTTTTCCTTGACGAGGAGCAAGGCAGGAACACGGTCAATCATAGGCGGCAAAGGTTCTTGTTTGCCGTTTTCCAATTGAACCATCACTTGACCGGTTTCTGATTGAGTACGACGGTCAATGCAAATACAGTTTAATTCCGATGTAATGTTGTTTTTGGCCAAGTATTCAATCACTTTGTTGGAATGTGGACAAAACCGACTGTAGTACAAAATATTAAACCCCTCCATATTCTTGTCATTCTTGTCTATTTTACCACATCGAAAACAAACGAGAGACCTTGAATACGACAGCTAGAGAAATACCTTACAGGGGGGATGTGATGGGTGTCGTGTATTGTTTTGCAAAACGAGAGACCTTGAATACGACAGCTAGAGAAATACCTTACAGGGGGGTTGTGGAAATGATAAAAAAAAAAAAGAAAAAGCATTTGTTTTTCTTTTTTTATATTTTTTTTGCATGTTTCTTTCTAGGCAACAGAGCGGATGCACATATTGTACAAAGCACGTTGTTGCAAGTAGAAAATGAAATTGTAGACAGCCAACACAATCATCAAAAACAGATTCTTTTGTTTGGCAAAGATTTCTCGGACGATACCGATAACCGACACCAAAAACCAAAAGAAGAAAAACGCAGAAAACACATAGAAAATCAAACAATAATTCTTACCCAAAGGACCAAAAATACCCAATGGGTCTAAATAAGGCGATGATTGTATTGACACACCCAACGGAACATACGAACTGGAAGCCATTTCTTTATACTCTTTGTATAGAATTTTTACATGGAAATGTATAGGGTTATTCTAAAGAGGCCATTGTTATGCAAAAGGAAATTATTCAAGTTGGACCTTTTCCCAATCTCACTATTGAGTCCTTGTACAAAAAAACCGAATCCTTCATTGCAGCAGGTATTTCTAAATCGAAACCCTGGGAAATATCCAAAGAATCATTGCGGCGCACCCTGAATTACCTCGTCGAGTATCTACATGTCCCCTTTTACCTCTTGTGTGTCGGCACCGATGGCGTACCCACTCACTTTTACAAAGTCGTACCTACCACCACTGCACCTGTTTTCTTGACCGCGTTTAAAAATAGTGTGGCCCCCAAAAAACCTTTCCGCGTCATGCAGTGTATTCTCAAAACATTGTCCCCCCAATCTGACAAACGTTTTTCCGATGAATATTTCGAACTTTTGTCACGACTCAATGGCCTCCCCCCCGGCGTCTTTGTCCTCAATCTCAGTGACACCGTCTTGGTACCTCGCAACAATGACTTTCCCTTTCCCATACCAGGTACCTCCCTCAGTGAAAACTACAGAAACCGATATTTTCTTCCCATCTTAAGCTCCTCTGGTAGCATAAATCATAACGACGTCACTATTCCTACCTACGATGATTTAGCATTGGATTGGTCCATGACTCCTAGTACCCTGACCGTCGATTCCTGGTTGAAAAAACAAGGCAAAGCCCTCTTTCGTGGAAGCCCTACAGGATGTGGTCGAAAAGAAGATACCAACGTCCGTATGCGCGTAGCCGGCTGGACACAACGAGACCGCACCTTTGCCAAACACATCGATGCAGGCATCGTCCTGCCTGATAAACCAGCCGGTGCACCTGTCATCACCGAATCCTTGCGTGTCGACCCCGTACATGGCCTGGGCACCGTCAATGAACAAGGATTGCTCACTGTTGGATTCATGAACTCAGAAGAGCAAAACAAGTACCGTTTTCGCTTACATATCGACGGCAATGTTTTGGCCTACCGACTTACAGCCTCCTTGTTGTCGGATTCATTGGTGCTCCGCGTCGACAGTCCCTACAGGGGGTGGTTGGATTCCGTTCTGAAACCCGGCGTCCATTATGTTTTGGTCCCCAATGACGCCTCCCTTCATGACACCCTGGTGGAACGTGTTCAATACTACAATGCACACCCCGAAGAAGCTGTAGCGATGGTGAACGCAGCCCACGAAGCCTTGCGTCAAGCCATGACAGATGGACTCGACGACACCTTTCGACGTATTTTTTCGGAAACCGTGGCCAACATCAAAGTCAAAGCCAATCAACGTCGCATGTCCTTCCGAAAATATGTCAATCCCACCGAGTGCCAACCACGCAACAAATCCAGACGCAAACGAAAAATGTCTTTGTCACTGTCAAACAACGTAAACAACGCAAGCAACGCAAGCAACGTAAACAACGCAAGCCTTACTGATTTAACCAATGCTGCTGTCCACTCCAATCGACCTGTCCCCTCTTCTCTGTCATCCCCCACAGGGAATGTGAATTTTGCCAATACACCGATTGTACCATCCACCCCTGTTAGGTTGTCTCAAACACCGGTTAGGTTGTCAGAAACCACTATGGAACCCGTCATGGAACCCGTAATGGAACCTGCTGCCAAGAAAAAAAGAGGACCTTATAAAAAACGTGTTAAAACGGTAGAGTCTATGGTAGAATCAAATCAGCCTGTGGCAGAATTAAATCAGCCTGTGGCAGAATCAAATCAGCCTGTGGCAGAATTAAATCAGCCTGTGGCAGAATTAAATCAGCCTGTGGCAGAATCAGAATTGCAAGAGCCATTTCTTGGTGAACCAGTTACAGAAAAGAAACGAAAAACGGCTACAAAAAGGTCTTCAACGCAAGGAACGAGACGTAAAACCGCTTAAACCAATTTGTGGTAACTGTAAGAGAAAGATATGGATACCAATGTCTTACGTGATGAAACGGTCTTACGTGTTGAAACGGTCTTACGGGTCAAAAAAGTTTCGAAAAAGAAACTCGAAACATGTATTATTTGTGCCGAGGCAACGAATAAGTCAACAAGGTTGCTGGTTCGATGTAATTTTTGTGAATTCGAGGCTTGTCGACATTGTTGTCAACGTTTTTTGTGTGAAACGACAGAGGCCCAGTGTATGAATCCCGAATGTGGCAAGCCATGGACCCGCAAATTCCTGTCGGAAACTATGACACACACTTTCTTAAGTGGTCCCTACAAAGAACACAGGGAGCGTGTCCTCTTTGAAACAGAGCAGGCTTTAATGCCCGCCACCCAAGTCGTGATAGAACAAATGAAAGAGCAGGAACGTTTGATACAGGAAGTCAACGAACTCCAACGCACCATTCATCAACTCATGACCCACCGAAATTTGCTACAACGGCAAATTGCTATGGGGACTCTCCACCGGGAAGACGACGATACCAACCGTCGCCAATTTGTACGTCGATGTGGCGACCCCGACTGCCGCGGATTCTTGTCCACCGCATGGAAATGCGGATTGTGTCAAAAACGTACCTGTCGTCACTGCCACGTCGTGAAAGCCCTACAGGGTGGTTTATCAGATGATGAAGAACAAAATGAAGAACAAGATGAAGAACAAAATGAAGAACAAGATGAAGAACAAGAAGACATAAGAGGAGAGGGACATCCTGTAGAGGAAGGCGGTCATGTATGCAAACAAGAAGACGTCGAAACGGCGCGTTTGCTCAAGGCCGACACGAAAATGTGTCCCAAGTGTACCGTCGCCATTTTCAAAATCGACGGCTGTGACCAAATGTGGTGCACGCAATGCCATACCGCCTTCAGCTGGCGCAGTGGCCAGATTCAAACAAATGTGCACAACCCGCATTACTATGAATGGTTACGTAGACAAGAAGGGGGAATTGCACGTAATCCACTGGATATTCAATGTGGTCGCGAACTGAATGGACGTATGATTCCACACACCTTACAAAGGGAAATTTATGTGAGAATGCTGCGTTTGGTGGGGGCGACGATACATGTGAGGGACGTGGAGATTCCTCGCTACCGTGTCGATGCAGTGGTGTCATGTCAGGATTTGCGTATCCAGTATTTGCGTCGTCACTTGACGGACCAAGAATTTCGAGTGCAGGTGCAACGCCGCCACAAACGAAACGAGAAAAAACGCGAAATTTGCGATATTTTGGCCATGTATGTCCAATCAACCACCGACATTGTTTACCGCGCCCTCAACCACTATCAAGACGAAGAACACAAAATGATGGCCATTCTAGATGAAGTCGATGCACTCATTGAATACAGCAATACCTGTTTTCTCGACGTGGCACAGACTTTCAAAAGCAAATCCTTGGTATTTGTTCAACCCATTCCCGCTCACTTTTATCGATTTCTCGTTACCAGAAACATTTGAACAAAAACATACGCAAACCATCCCTGTAAGGATTTTCTTGAAACGGTTTGTGAACTGCTTGTAAGCTGCTTATAAAAGGCCCTACAGGGGGTTGTATTACGGAGAAGCCGCATTGTACAAACCGTATTTCCTATGGCGGCGAAGCCGCCTACAAACCATCCCTGTAAGGATTTTCTGGAAACGGTTTTTCGCTTCGTTTTGAACTGCTTATAAAAGGCCTTACAGGGGGTTGTATTGTGGAGAAGCCGAGTTGTACAAACGGTGTTTACATTGTTCGGCCTACGGCCTCACAAACCATCCCTGTAAGGATTTTCTGGAAACGGTTTGTAAAAGGCCCTACAGGGGGTTGTGAATTGTTTTTTTTCGGAATAGAAAAAAACAATTCTTTTATTTCTTTATTTTTATTATTTATTTCACTTTCGAACAAGCAATATTAAAAACCACATTGACATAGGTGGTCCACAACAAATATGGAATAAACCAGAGCGTGTCTCTCCATCGCTCCGTGTAAGCAATGAAGCCAGCCGTCAAAAATCCCAATTCCAAAGCACCTAAATTCATCAACAGGCCGGCACTGGGGTTCAATTGTGTGGCAAACGGATACAACAAACAATATCCCACCAATACCCACAATGCGACATTGCTATTTGTTAAACGGTTGCCATGTCGACGATACAACAGAAAATGTAAATAGCCAAAGACGCCAAACAGTAGAAACCAAATAGTGCCAATGACGGCGCCCGGTGGCAACCAAGGCGAAGCTGCACGACCCAACAAAGAGTATTTGTACGATTCCATCTTGAAACCCGTGGAATAAATATAGGCATTCGTCAATCCAGCCGCCACAATCGGCACGGCTACGTGAATCCACCAATTCGACGACATCTTTCTTTGTATAGACATTTATTTTATCTTGTATTGGTCATGAACCTTGTATTGGTCATGGACCTTGTATTTTTACATGATGCAACAACTTTGTACGTTCAACTCTTCTTCTTGTTCTTCCTTTGCTTCTTGTTCTTCTTCTTGTTCTTCCTTTGCTTCTTGTTCTTCTTCTTGTTCTTCTTCTTGTTCTTCCTTTGCTTCTTGTTCTTCTATTAATACCAAGGACAACGCCGCGTATTCGTATATTTCCATAATATGTTTCCTGGCTTCCGGTCCCTCTGGGTCCAAGTTATTGGCCAATCTCTTCAACAAACGCACCACCTCGACGGCTTCGGTATGGATATTTCGTTCGTATTTTTGCTGCAACGATGGCCACACAAATTCATTCAATTGATGCCACAATGTCGAAAAAGGCTGCGAAACGTACTCGAAAACATTCGGTTTAATGACAATTGAATGCGACATTTGTTTGTTTTTATTTATCCCCTTCTTTTTAGATTGTTTTATATTTTATAAACGCCTTACAGGGGATTTTGTAGGGGACAATATATTTTGTAGGGGACAATACATTTTCTTGTGGTATGACAAGAGGTGATGACAAGAAAAATACCGACGACCTACAGACGGCGTCGATTCCATACAAAAAAGACAAGAAAACATGTCGGTGGAAGGGCGCAGCCCAAGATACGTTTGAACAAGGCGACACCTGTTCCTATTCCGGCAAACCAGTGTGCACCTAACAACAAGGGTGCCAAGGTGGAGCCCGGTAGTTGTTTTTCTGTCGAAGACATTCAAGAAATCAAAAAGGCAGTCAATGAACGCAATCACCGTATTATCTTGACGGCCAATGATTCTCATGGTATTTATCATCAATTGCGTGCCCATTTTGGTAAATTGTGTCCACGAGGCAAAGAGCGTTGTTGGTTGAAAAAAGCGGGATTGACCGAGGCGCGTTACCAACGTATTTTCAACAATTTAAAACCGGAACAACCAGACGAATGGAAAAAGAATCCACATGCTTGGCTGAGCAATTTTGATATTGAAGCCGTTCTTAGCGACTACGAATGGGTCGACGAAGATGAAACCAAACCTTCGGATTTCGTGCTTTTGGGACCCACACCCATCAATATTTATGACAAACGTCATGGCCGTTGTGTCGAAGACTCGTTGTGTCAATTGAAACTGGACCATATTCACGACAACAAACACTATACCGGTTTCGACGGATTCCGTGGAAACTCGCCTAAAAAAACCAAAATTGGCATCGTATTCAATACTGACAAGGACAACGAAGATGGCGAACACTGGATTAGCCTCTTTGTCGACCTCGGACCCCACCCCTTTCTCCTCTTTTTCGATAGCGTCGGCAACGACCCACCCCCCGAAGTCAAAAAACTTATGGCCGAAATCCAAAAACAAGCAGAAACACGTCTCAAAAAACGCTTCCTCATGAAACCCTCATCCGACCTCAAAACCAAACCCATTATCGAAAACGAAGTCCAACACCAAAAGAACAATACAGAATGCGGTATTTATACTCTTTTCTTCCTCATTACCATGTTAACAGGACGAAGTTTGTTGACGGGTCGTCCGATGACGGTACAACAGCGTATTGATTTTTTCACACAGGATGTGGTATTGGAGGACGATTTCATTGCAAAATTTCGCGACGTTTTGTTTGCCGACGACGACGACGATATTCCCATTATCCGAGGCGGCCGTCCATCGTTGTAAAAAAAGGCGACGTATATATAACAATGTCTGAAATCGAATCGACAATAAACCATGTAGATGTCATCAAAAGAAAGTGGGTTGTCCCTTTTTGGACAGAAGACCCCAATGTTTTGTTTCAAACTTGGCAATTGTTTCCAGTACCGAGTTCGACCGAGAATGAAAATCTAAATGCCATTACTCGTTCCGCCATTTTATTGACCCTGTTTGGATTCATCGCCACCGGACGCTTGTCTGTCGTTTTAGTCGGCTTACTTACCGTCTTTTTTATTTTTGTATATCACTATTTGATGCAAATCAAACGACAACGCGAATCCTTTGAAAACCCCTCGTCCGAATCCGCCTTGCTCGAAGAACTTCGCAAACATCCACCCGAAATCACCTTTGACCGACCCACACCACTCAACCCCTTTTGCAACGTTCTCAATTCAGACATACAAAACAAACCCGATAAACCTCCAGCACCCCCTATCGATAACGTCAAAACACAAGCAGATATCCTTCAAGCCGCCAAAGATGTACTCATACAAAGTCATCCCAATTTTCCAGACATTGATAAACGTTTGTTGCAACATTTAGGCGACCAATACGAATTTGAACAATCCTTGCAACCCTTTTATAGTAACCCCGGTACTACCATACCCAACGACCAACAATCCTTTGCCGAATTTTGTTATGGCTCCATGATTAGCTGCAAAGAAGGCAATCTGTTTGCCTGTGCACGCAACAATGCAGCCACACACTACAATAACTACTAATGAATGAAGGAACCGTAGGTTCCTTCAAAACCTCCCTATGAAGGAACCACGGTTCCTTCAAAACCTCCCTATCTAGAATCGCTCGACCTTTGGTCTCGCGAGCGAAGCGAGCGATGTATACACTTCTTTATGAAACCAGCTTTCAACGTCTTACAGGGTGGTGTATGTGAGTTTTGTGAAACCAGCTTTCAACGCCTTACAGGGTGGTATATGTGAGATTTGTGAAACCAGCTTTCAACGCCTTACAGAGGGTGGTATGTGTGAGTTTTGTGAATTCAGCTTTCAACGCCTTACAGAGGGTGGTATGTGTGAGTTTTGTGAATTCAGCTTTCAACGCCTTACAGAGGGTGTTATGTTAGGGCAAATAAAATGGTATACTGCCAGCAAAAAAGCTTAGAAACAAACGTGTATAGTAATGCTTTTTGAAAAAACAACAACCCTCTGTAAGGTTTTTTTAAAACTTTGTTCAATAACATTTCAAACTTTTCTAATCATTTCATAAAACTTTTTGTAACCGTTTCATGAAATACCTGACAGGGGTGATGATTTTGTTATCGTAACTGTTTTTGTCAAACTTTTTGTAACCGTTTCATGAAATACCTGACAGGGGTGATTTTGTTTGTATTGCACCATTGTTTTTGTCAATGTATTTTCCGATATTATTGTATCCCTATATACCAAAATAGGCATGTACCAAGGCACTCCTTTTCAAAATCTAGGACGCGATGACAATATCGACACCACTGTTCAAAACTTGGACAACCAACGCTATGCAAACTATATGCTCTCCAATTATTCTCTCGGTTCACCCTCTTCTCAACACGTTGATTTTGCCACTTCCCAACCAAGTATTATGTATACTGGCCTCGCCCAGGGTGATGGACTGAATGGTGAAGTCGTCGATTTCGACAGTACTCTCAACATCCAAAAACAGCAAGAACGTCCTTTAGAAAAAATTCAATTGTTCCAACGACCCTTTGTCACTGTCCCCTACATGGGACGCGGTTTCTGTCCCCCTGTCCTCGAATCCCAACTTTTACAGGGTGAAAATACCAACCAATTGAAAAGCGTAGGCACCATCATGGAAGCCTCCTTTTTACCACTCTCCATCCACCCTGTCGATACCACCATGCAACAACATGTCGACGACAGTCGCTATACCGTCGAAGAAGCCGCCCTCCAAGGCTGGGTACGTGGCGGCTCCATCACACGCGATTGAGCAAACATTTCCTGTCTCTTGAAAATTGAAATAAGGACAAGAGTATAGAATAATACAATCAAGAAGGAAAATGTCTGTTGTCAAAGTCGTCAATGAAAAGGATGATTTGTATTTCACGTTGCAGGGTGTCGACGTTTGTTTTGCCAATGCCTTGCGACGAACCATTTTGTCACAAATTGACCGCATTGCCTTGGACAACATTATCATTGAGGAAAACACGTCGACGCAATTTCACAACGAAATTATCAAAGAACGTCTTCGTTGTGTACCGGTGCATTTGACCTTGTCTGACAAAGATATGGCGCAGTTCTGTGAGGAACATGTTGTCGAGGTGGATGTATCGAACCAAACCGGCGAAAAAATATATGTGACGACGGAGCATTTCCAAGTCAAGAATCGAACAAACGGACAGTATATGTCTCCCACCGAAGTCCATCAAATATTCAAACCGTACCAGCAATTCTATTTCATCGACTTGATGCGTCTCTTGCCTGGCAAGGGGGAAACCATACAGGGTGAACGCATCAAATTCAAGGCGCAATTCGGTGTCCACAAGGCAGATGAAAACAGTTGCTATTCCGTGGTGTCGAAATGTGCGTTTCACAATACGGTGGATTCGGTCAAGGCACAAGAAGTATGGCACCGTATCGAAGAAAAGATGAAAGAGGACGGGGCCACAGGAGAACTCATTGCCTTGAAACGCAGGGATTTTCATGCGTTGGACAAGTACCGCTATTTTGTACCACGCAGTTTCGATTTCGTGGTGCGTTCGTTGGGTATCTACGACAATGCCGATTTGGTGGCACGAGCTTGCCGCACTCTGGTGCATCGATTTACGACCCTACAGGAGGAAGTAGAGAAAGATAGGGTTGTCATGGTGCCTAGTTCACAAGTCAAATATGCCTCATTGCATCCACCGTCTTCTATGGAGAATGCATTGGACATAGTGTTGACACCGACGAATGCGGCGGCGCGTTTGCGAACAATGGGTGTCGATGAAGAGGACCAGTGTCATGATTTGTACAGTGTGGGGTACATTTTGGACCACGTGTTGTTGGACGATGGTTACGACAAGGCACGGTTTGTCGGATTTGCCAAGTTTCATCCTCACAACAAAGAAGCGGTATTGCGTGTGGCGCTGCGAACAGGAACTGAGGGGTCGGAATTGGTGTTGAAAAAGATGTTGATAGAGGCATGCCAAAAAGCACAACAAGTATTTCGCTCCTTAGAGCAAGTCATGGGGCCCAATCAACCCCGTGTACCCATTTGATAGACCCATTTGGGTTTTGTAAACATCCTTTCTGTAAAGATGATTACAAAACGGTTTGTTATTGTTTTCATGATGTTTTTGTTTTTCGTTTTTTCGTTTTTTTTTTCTTGCCTCCTACAGTCGGACCTTCTTTCGCTTTTTTTGCTGCAGATATGAAATACGATTGGTCTTCTGTTATTATAGTACTCAGTATGTTTTCGTAATGTTTGTCCCAAAAAATATCTCTTTTGTTTATTTCAATCGTTCGTAGAATCGTCAAGAAATCTTCTGGACTCATTATTTCTTGCGCAGATTGCTTCTTGGATGGATTTCTTCCAAACAGTTTCATAGAAGCCGGTAACATTTTGGTAACAGGTCTGAAAGGAGATGCAGGTGGCAAATTCATATATTTATTTTGTCCAAACCTTCTTCTTTCATTTGTAACAGTAGAGAAGTCATGCGTATTGAATTCACTTGCTGCGGAGGGTCCTCGTTTCAAATTTTCAGTAAGTAAATCTTTCGTGGCCTGTGGTACAGTATTGTCATCCAAATATTGCAGGTATGTTGGTATCATATTCTCATTTTGTTTTGTAAAATCAGCTTCCATCCATTCCGATATAAAAGCATCCAAACGCACAGCATTTTTTTGTTTTTTGCCAGTTATCATTTCCAAATATGATTCTCTTTCTTTCAAGGGAAGTATGCTTACAATATCCAACAAATCCTTGTTCTTTTTGTATCCTGGAATTTTTTTTATGATTTTGTCAATTATTTTTTTCGATGCAACGTCTACACTCTCTTGGTTTGGACTGTTCAAGTGGAACTTATTTTTTATTTTATCTATTAATACAGATAGTGTGTTCATGTAAGAGACACTACCTATAGAATTTACGAAATCCTGATTTTGAGAGGTTTCTAAAAAACGATGCAAAATCAAAAAATCATTGGCAGCTTCCAAAGTCGAAATATTTGTAATATTTTCATCTGAATATTTTTTTTCGAAATGATTTATATCTTCTCTTACTTCTGTAACAAAGTTCTTTTCTCTAATTATGTCACTCGCTTTTTGTCCTTGCAAATTCTGATTCATTTATAATAGAACAATAAAAATAATTGTCAAGCAATAAAATGTCAAGCAATAAAATGTCAAGCAATAAAATGTCAAGCAAATTGAAAATTTTCTTTCTTTCTTTCCATATGGCATCATGAACATGGATATGGAAATGAATATGGATACAAATATGGAAATGGATATGGAAATGGAAGAACCCTCTTTTCGCGACTTGACCGACGAACAAAACCGCGACTACGAAGCTTGCGTCCTCGAAGATGCACAACGCGAAATCGACGCCCTGGAAAAACAGGCCTGGGAAGCCGCATCACTACAGTCTTGGCTTGACGACCGCCACCGCCAAGCCGAACGCGTCCCCCCCGAACCCCCCGCCGATACACATTGCTTGCAACTGGCATTTCGCTTCCATTTGCATCCATCTATCAAATTGGTGCGTCGATTCTACTGGAAAGACACAGTGGACCAGCTATTGGATTTCGTGGAATCACAGTCTATTTTGCCCCCCTATTCCACCTGTCGGGTTTCCTTGACGGCGCCTAGCCTGGTCTTGACACGGTCTCAACATACCCTACAGGAGGTATTGGGTAATGTATGTAACAAGCGGTTGTTTGTAGTGGAATTGGTTTGATTGAAAAATATAGACTTTGTGTATGAACGTTGATACTATACGTCAATCCATATCCAATCATTTGCAAATCGTATATGCCTTGGGTTTCTTTGCCGAAATCATTTTGTTTGTCTGGGTGGCCTGCTTGTTGTATGACGGGCCTTTTTTTGTCGTCTTTGTTGTCTCCATCATGGTGAGCACCGTGGTGAACCAAGTGCTAAAACGGTCTTTGAAAGACCCGCGACCCACCCAACCCATCCCTTTCTTGGCGTCGGAACGCTTTACGGGGAAACATAATTATGGTATGCCATCGGGCCACTCACAAGCTGTCTTTTTTTCCTTGGCCTTTTATGTTTGGACACTGCGTCCGTCTTGGACACAACCCTTTTTGTGGGGAATGGTCAGCCTATGTGCCATTTGTTTGTACGAAAGATGGCAGTTTCGCAACCATACTCTGGCACAATTGGGTGTAGGCGCCGTTTTAGGCATCGTTCTTGCCACCCTGGTCTATTCCATCTCCGTAGCTTTGTTACTAAAAAATAAATAAACGCAATGTATGTCGTCGATTCCCTCTGTCGTATTTATAGTGCCTTATCGCGACCGTGAAAACCAGTTGACATTGTTTCGTCGCCACATGCGCGATGTTGTCTTGGCCGACTGCGGATATGACTACCAAATTTTGGTTGTTCATCAAACAGATACCCGCACCTTTAACCGCGGTGCCCTGAAAAATATCGGCTTCTTGTGGGTAAAATCGACCTGGCCAGATGACTACCAACAAATTACACTCGTCTTTCATGACGTCGATACAATGCCCTACAGGGGGGATATGTTTGATTATCGCACCGTTCCCGGCGTCGTCAAACACTTTTATGGGTTTACTTTTGCCCTAGGTGGTATGGTCAGTATCTGTGGAGGCGATTTTGAACGCGTCGGCGGCTTTCCCAATTTCTGGGGGTGGGGATACGAAGACAATTGTCTCAACAACCGTGTCAACAAGACATCGGATATCACCATCGACCGCAGCCATTTCTATCCCATTGCACATCCTGATATTTTACATGTAATGGATGGTTTCGAAAAATCCGTCAACCGAAAAGAATTCGACAAATATATCGCCCATTCTCCCGAAGGATGGGCCTCTTTGCAAAATATCACCTGGAATTATCTACCCGACGCTGTCTATGACCTATGGGGACAACTCGACGTTTCTACCTTTTTTACCGGACGCGAAGAAGATACATCCAAAACCAAAATGTATGATATGCGCAACGGACCACGACCCTATGAACCCCTCCTCGGACGCGGACGCGTAGAAAAAAGATGGTCCATGTTCTAAACAAATTAAAAACACAGCGCGAAAACATTTCATGCTGCGTTTTTCATACCAAACACCCGACGGACATGTCACCTTTTTCAAAGCCAGGATTCCTTATCATCCATCCTATCAATACGAAATGAATTCGCCTGTCCATTCTGTTTCTCTCAACAACAATTCTGTTTCTGTTCCCACTCTCATTCGTAAACATACCCGGTTTGGGTTTCGCGGGGCCAAAACAACGACGTTGGAAACAGTACAACCCATTCCTGTTTCACGTCATGGATGGCTGCCACACACCGTCTCGGAAA